TTTCAAGTGTTCTAAGTCCTTCTATAACAGAAAAATCAAAATGTTTTATTGACTGATTCAGTACATTGACAAGGCCAGCGTCCAAACCTTTTAATCTTGATTTACTCTTTCTACCGAATCTTGGCATTCTATTTCTTTCTGCTTTGAGAGTAAAGAGTATCTATCTTTCTCTTTACATGGTATCTGTCATAAGGAACAAAACTCTGCCAGTATGATTTTTTAGGGCCCCCCTCTGAGAATCCTTGGGTCCCAAGTTCTCCTTTTGAACTCATTGATAACTTACTGGTGCTTTTAGGAAGAGATATATCGTGTGTTTCTTTTGTTGCCATTATGCTACTATCCAGTTCTTGGCCTGTCGTACCTTTTTGAACCAAGTATTGCTTTTACCTTTTAACATATTTGGTGGAAAGGAGTGTACGCAGGCATAATAAAGGCTTTCTATTGTGTCATCATGTGACATTTTAGGGCCGAATGTAACTATTTCGTGCGATAAATCAAAGTGAGACTCCCTTAAATGTATCAAACCCATCGAAAATCTGCCCGAAAGTCCACTATAGATGCGATTAAGCTTATTGGTTCCGCCCGGTTTCTCTGGAATTACGGCAATTGAGAACTTATTGAGCCTTCTTCTTTCATCATTCAGGGCTTGGAATATACTTCTGTTCATTGCTACATCCTCAACTGTAGCTGAAGTACAATGATACTTCTCATATAAATCTATTATAAAATCAACTACACCCTTCTTACCTATGATATTTCCTTCAAAATCCTTACTTCCTATTGTTGGTATTGCCCTGTGTCTCTCATATTCAAGTACATAAACATTGCTGTCGGGGTCTATTGCAATGACCATTATAACAGAGAAGTCAGATGTCTTGGTATCAATATCGGTAGCAGGGTCACATCCTATGAACACATTGACCGGGAGCTGATTACCATCAGTAAGGATATAATTGATTCCATCTATGTTCTCATAATGGCCAGTCCAGTATTTCAGATGTTTCCTTGTCCATACGGAATCATCCTCACTCTGCACTTCCATCATGTACTCTTGATAGAATTTAGTACTCTGACCTGAGTCTATATAGAATCTTTTTTTCTCTTCCAGCTTCTTCTTATTGAAGAAAGAACTCCATAGAGACTCTCCATCCGGCAATATTGCCTTATAAGTGATAACCTTCCAAGCAAAAGCCTTTTTATCCTTTTGAGCTTTTGCATGATTGGTAAGAAGATTATTAATGAAAGAATCATAATGTACGGGAGTGCCATTAATGCGCAAGCGACCAGTATGAGGCTCAATAGCGGGATATACAACAGCAGTGACCAGATTAGCATTCTTATCTCTAGAATCCTGCGTAAGCGTGTTCGCTTCGTGTTCGAAGTCATCGAGTACGATGAGGTCGTACCGCTTGTGTAGTTTCGCCCCTCCTCTGATTCCTGCAACATTGCTCTTGCTAATAAGTTTACATCCATTTGTCAACTCTATATCTTCTTCCGTCCACTTCTTTCCTTTAAGGCTTCCAAAATAGTATTTAATCCTATCATTATATTCAAGATGATGCTTGATATAATCCATATTGCCCACAGAAAGCTTCTGCGTAGCAGATACCCAAGCGTAGAAAAGAAAGTTATCATTGTCATTGCAAAATACAAAATCTTTTAGTATAGATGCTTTAGTTAATACCGTCTTTCCATGTCCTCTTGGAATGATGATAGCAAGCTGTTTACACTCTTCATCATCTATCGCATCCGCCATCTCATAATGAAAGAATGGTGTTTCACTACGCATAAAGTCATCTGGAAGGAATAACTTTCCAAATGCTATTAAATCCTTATGTGCTAGTTGAAGTGTTTCTTCGGCTTCTGATACGTTTTCTGAGTTTATATTTGCCATCTACTGTGAATCCCATTCTCTTATATGACATGGAACAATTCTCTGTTCTATGATGTATACTTTGGTTGGGCCCTTTATTGGCAAGATGCCAGTATGATAATACAGGAACCAGTACTACTTCCGTTTCTTTCTTGATTTTTTCCATTTTTCTCTCTTGAATTTAAGAAATTCCGCACCTTCTAATGGGTCAAAGATAGTTGTTATCAATCTGTTATCATCGTCATTATACGTTGGGTCTATTATTGTTACTGGACAGTTGAATATATTCCTATCGTCCAACCCAAGTTTTTCAGCATAATTATCAAATATCTTAAAACTACCTACTTGTAGAGCATGACTTATAAGACCTGATGCTGGGTCTTTTAATACTTGATAACCTGATACATGAATATGTCCACAAGTAAGGATATGGTCACGCCATCCCATCTGCACTGCCTTTGCTACTCCATGCGCAGTATTCCACATAGACACTCCTTTGAACATATGTCTTGCATTCACTCGTACCTCTTTACCATTAGGGAATATAAGATTTAGTCTTGCTCCCCATTTCTCATATATACCTTTATGGTCACGCATAATGAAGTCAAGTGGGTCACCCTCTCCACTCCATACATCATGATTACCTGCTACCAAGTATAGCCAATCTATCTTATTGACAAAATATTCTGTTAATCTCCATGATTCTTTTGCTGATGTTGATTGTTGTCCATACAAGAAACTCAATCTTCCTATCCAGTTGTTCTGTATATCTCCAAGATTACCAGCAAACATTCCTTCTGTATTATTTATAGCATCACTATACTGCATTATCATTGATAGGTCTGTACCATCATCATCAACATGAGGGTCACCAAAATGTGCTATACCTATAGGGCCATTGATATTTATCTCAATATCATGCAGTCTTGTCTTTTGTTTATATTGCTTCTTTCTATTGTATAACTTATTACGATGGTCAATAAGCTCTTCTATAGGAGCAAATTCTATTGGTCTTTCTTTTGGTCTGAATGGGGCTTGTTCTAATATCTTGGGATATAATGTATTCTTACCGCATGCTGTACATTTCCATCTTTGCTTCTTCTCCTCACTTCCACCATAATAATGCCACCCATCCTTCTTTAATGTTCTAGCTCCACATTCATGACAACCTATTATATTGCCGTCCTCATCATTCCTTAACATCTGATTCGGTATCCTCCACTAGTTTGGCCCTGTCAGCAGATTCTAACTGTTCTTGTGAGAATCCTTGGAACATGCCCATTATTCCCATCTCTCTCTGTTTTATCACACTGCCAAGAGTACCAAGTGCTTTACCTAACTCTTTAGTAGACTGCAATATAATGCTGTCGTCTTCACTATAGTCAGCTAAATCTTTCAACTTTGCAAGTATATACTTATGGTCAATGCCTAGTTCTTTTGCTACTTCAAGGGCTGTCTTATCTATTTCTTTCATTATCCTCTCCTGTTTTAAGAGTACAACAGCTTTCTTTCTTGCACTATTCTCATTCTTTTCACTGAAAGCTGTCATGTATGATTTTACAGCACCCATGCCAACTACAACATTAGTTGCAAACTCTTTCTCTTTATTGGTAGGTATAGAGCGTTGTTTGACTCTAGAAGCAGGGTTCTTTATGGTCTTAGAGAAAGTGTATCTGTTAGCATGGGAACTGAAATCCGTATCCATTACCGTATTGTCACGGTTGATGAAGGAACCTACAACTGTTCTTATCCATCCTTTTGCGAACTTATAATTCTTCCTGTCATTAGGATGATTGACGCTTTTAGCTACTTTTAGCAGCTGTATTATCCTGCCGTCATCACTCCATACCCAATCACCTTCATCTGCAAGGCGCCAGTTGTTCTTTATATCAGGTTGTTGATTATCGAAGTGCTGTTGAAATTCATCTAAAGTGTCGAATACATAATGACTGACACCTTTAATCTCTCTCTTCTCCAATACTGTATTCCTCTAATACACTGTTAAGTTTTTTTACTTCTAAGTATAATTCATCTACAAGCATATTGACATCTTTTGGAATCATGAACCTCTTCCCGTTTATCTCTATAGGGTAGTACTCCTGCATCATCCCCTCTAATACAGACTCTTGGTCCTCTAGTGGTAAATTACTTAACTGCTTTAATGCAATTGCCATTATCTCACACTAGCACCGAATACTTTTTTAGCAACTTGGGGCCCAGATAATCCATGTTCTTGCATAGTGGACCACCAGTTTTTTACCTCCTTGGACTGGCTTCCAAATCTTTGTGAAAGCGCCTCTGCTTTATTTCTGAACATTCGTGGATACAAATCTTCTGGAATGACCATTTTTAGATGAGCCATATATTTTGGACTGAACCTTTTGCTCTTCATGATATCTTCAGGTTTATCAATTTGAGCAGCTATAGCAACATTATCGTCTTTGCTTAAATCCCAACGATAGCTGGTGGACTGTAAAGGAAGACCTTCGTATGCTGTTACTGTAGATTCACCCATAACAGCTTCTCTCATAGCTGTAGATGAAAGCATCGACGGCTGTTTAGGTATCATTGGTCTGGATGGGTCTGGTACTTCAAAGTCTGGAAAATTCTGCTCAAAATATGAATGCATAAGAGTTTCTGATGATTCCTTAGTTCTTCCAATCCTTTCTTGAAATTCTTCTGTATATTTAGGTTCATCTCCGTATACCTCCTCATAC